TCTAATGCTTTAACAGATTGGAATGACTTACACGTTAATGCTGGTATAGATGAGGTTAAGTCTCAGTTAATGGCTGCTATTGAACAACCCGCAGCGAATGACTCACCCCCTACCCCGCCGCCAACCGCTGGCGCGGCGCAGCCGTTGATGGGGGATGAGCAACCTTGGACTTCTCGCTTTCAAACAACCAATAACGGTAATCGCCTGGCTAATATTAGTAATACTAAGCTGGTACTCGAATACGACCCGTCTTTTAAAGGTGTACTGGGTTACTGCAGCTTTAGTTACCGCATTATAAAACGCACTGCCCCGCCCTTTAAAATGGGCACGGTTGGTGAATGGACAGACACAGACACCCAGCGCCTACGCATTTACCTTTCCGAACTTTACGGCTTTACCCCAAAAGACAGTGACGTAATGGGAGCCATTCTGGTTCATGCCGAAGAAAATGCCTTTCACCCGGTAAAAGATTACCTGGCATCACTCAAATGGGACGGTAAGGAGCGAGTATACACCTGGTTGGCTGACTATCTTGGGGTAGAACAATCCGAATACTCCATGATGGTAGGCGTGTTTTTTCTGGTTTCAGCCATTGCCAGGGTAATGCGGCCACCAGTAAAAGTGGACTCGGTATTAATTTTGGAGGGGCTGCAGGGGCTCGGTAAATCCACCATGCTATTTAATTTGTTTGGTAAATGGTTTACCGACACACCAATGGAGCTGGGTAACAAAGACAGCTTTCAGCAAATGCAGGGCATGTGGTGTATAGAGCTGGCCGAACTGGACTCTTTCAATAAAGCAGAGAATACCCGGGCTAAGCAGTTCTTTGGTTCTCAAACAGACAGGTACCGCCCAAGTTACGGGCGCATGGTACAGGAGTTTCCCAGGCAATGTGTGTTTGTAGGTACCACTAACCAAGACAGGTACCTGAAAGATTCAACCGGTAACCGGCGCTACTGGCCAGTGATGTGTAGAAAGGTTTGCCAAGAAGAATTAAAGCGTGATCGTGACCAGCTTTGGGCAGAAGCACTGCAAATGTACCAGAACGGCATGAGATGGTGGCCCGATAAAGAGTACGAGCACTTATTTGAAAGTCAGCAAGAAGACAGGTTCGATTCGGACGTGTGGGAGCCAATCATATACGACTGGCTGCGTTCTCACCGGCGAACAGATTACTCAATGAGTGAAATCATGTCGGAGGCGCTATCTATGGACCCTCAAGCTATGCGCCCCCCCGAACAAAAACGGGTAGGGCTGATTATGCATCGCTTCGGCTTCACTAAGAAAAAGAAAATGGTGAATGGCAAAAGGCCTGCATTTTACTTCCCACCAGAGGGCTTTTGGCATGATAAATAGGATTTTAACTATGACAGTGCCATTACTATGCCAGCCTACAGGCCACGTATTTAAAGGAAGTGTCATAGTGTCACGGTTGTCACGGTACTTTTCGCACACACGTACACGCGCGCGCATGCGAGCGCCGACGCAAAAACACAGCATTAATGTACCTACCATCCTAACGTATGTAAAAAACACCATGACACAGTATGACAGTATGACAACAGTAGAGTTTATAAGGGCTGCGAGGTGTCATAGTGATTGTCACGGTAAAAATCAGGGTGACACACCAAAAACGGAGGCATCATGGAGATATCAGTAACCATCAATTCCAGCACCGAGACGTTGCTTGACCAATGGGGCAAGTGGAGCGCATCTCTTGGGCTTGGGCTCAACATTGGCACTCCATCCGAAGACAATTTCCATGTCATCCATGACGAACTGGCGCTAATTGTTGATGCTGTTGTAATTCGAATGGGTAAAGCTAAGTCTTCTGAGCATCGACAAATCGTTGAGTTACGCTATCGAAGCAATTACTCCTATCACATGATTGCTCATTACATGCGTTGCGGCGAGACGAAAGTTAAGAACAATCTGAATGAATCACTGTCTTGGATAGATGGGCATTTAGACAGCTACAGAATGGAATTAGACAAAGCTGCATAAAAAACTGAAAAAAAAGTTTTACAACAGGCGCCTGTTTAGTATGATAACTCCCGTAAGCTTAGCAAAGCTACACTCAAAAGCCCGAGGTTAACCCCTTGGGCTTTTTTGTTTCCGTAAAATAATGATTGTGTATTCCTGTTGTGACCAACCTTGCCCTGGCATTTGCCGGGGCTTTTTTTTGAGAAACTGCAATGCGCGTTAAATTAACAGAAAACTTCTTCGCAGATGAGTTTGCGTGTAAGTGCGGCTGTGGGCTTAACAACATCAACAGATCATTAGTCTCTATGCTGCAGATTGCCAGAGAGCAAGCAGGAATAGGGTTTACGGTTACATCTGCTTTGCGCTGCCCTGTGCACAACCGCAACGAGGGTGGTTTACCCAGTAGCTCACATTTAAAGGGATTGGCTGTAGACATTAAAGCCGATAGCTCTCAGGCCCGTCAGAAAATACTGAGCGCTCTGATTAGCGCAGGCTTTGATCGCATCGGTATCGCCAGGTCTTTCATTCACGTCGATATCGATTCAAGTAAACCAGCTACTGTTTGCTGGTTGTATTAACAGGAGCCTTACCAATGCAAGCCGTTTTGTTAGGGATATTAAAAACTGTTGCCATTAAGCTGGTATCAGAGAAAGTGCTGATTGCGTTAACGCTGCACATTGTTAAGTATCTGGCTAAAAAGAGTACCAACACCCTCGATGACAAGCTGGTCGAGGAAGTAGAAAAAGCACTGCAGCAGTAAGGGAATACAATGACTGATAGAACCAGCCTGATGAGTTATCTATCAAACGGCCTTACTGCGCTGTTTGGTTTACTCACAGTACAAGAGATAGGTATGTTGGTTGGTGTATGCCTTGGCATCCTCACGTTCTGGATGAACCTGTACTTCAAGTATCGTCAGGATAAGCGCGACCAGCTGAGGCTGGAGCATGACATTACGGTTAACACTGAGCAGGATATAGTGTAATGCCTGTTAAGCCCGGCTCATGGTGTAGCAAGTGCCGTAAGGTACACCGGGACGAACAGTGCCCACACCGTAAGCCGTTCGAACGTAAGCGTTCTAACGCTAAACACTCTGGCCGTGGCGGTAAAGCCTGGCAGAGAACACGAGAGTATATCTTTACCCGTGATCGTTTTCTGTGTCAGATACATCTGCGCAAAGGTGAACTGGTATCAGTAGAACTTCACGGCGCTAATCATGGTGTGTGCGACCATATCATCCCGCTCTCTCAGGGTGGCGGCAATGGTCACGAGAACCTTCAAACCATTTGCCAGGCCTGCGACAAAGCGAAGACCGCGCAGGAAGCCCACGCACCGCACCAAAAAAGTGCAAAACAACCCAAATTGTAAAAAATTCTGACACTTTTGAGCGACCCCGGGGGTGCCAAAAGTTTAGAGGCGGGCCCAGAACACCGCCGCCCTAGAAAGGAATTTACGCGACCCGAAAATGAATCCGAAAAACCCACTTGAGAATGAATAATTACCCATTATGGCTGGCAGATATCCACAGGTAGCAGAGGATCAGGACAAAATAGTCCAGTTTCCTGGTACCGAAAACAAGGAAATGAGCGATGACGAGGCGCGAGATATCGCGATCAAATCGCGTCCGCGTGGGATGTCTAAAGCCGAACAAAAAGTGTGGGAAACTGACATACCCGAGTACGTGAAGATTAGTCGGTTCAAGCCGCACTTCATTCGTTTCTACAAAGAGTATTGTGCTGTCATTGCTCGCATGGAAGAGAACCGCGCGTATCTGGATAAAAACGAGTGGAAGTACACCACCGTTGGCCGGAATGGTGTTCAGCACAAAACACGGCCTGAAGCATCACAGTACAACGATGACTGGCGCAAGCTAAATAGCTTACTTAACCAAATTGGTGGTAGCCCTGCTACTGATCAGCGGTTTAATAATCTGCAACCTGGGCTGTTCGATGACATTTACTAAATGCGAAATACTTATCCAACATTCCAGAAAGATCACCTCAAGGATATTGAGCAGTATGCTGCTGATGTTCTAAGTGGTAAGAGGCCAGCAAACAAATACGAACGGCTGGCTGTTGAGCGTGAAAGCAGAGATTTAGAACGAGCTGGCACACCGGAGTTTCCTTACTACTTCGATGTTGAAGCGGTAAACAAAGTAATTCGTTTCATCGAGACCTTTAATCACGTTAAAGGGAAATGGGCCAGGGCGAAAGGGCAAGAATCGTTAATAGCGCTCAGCCCCTGGCAAAAGTGGATCACCGCTCAGGTATTTGGTTGGAAGCATATCACCACCAAACGCCGCCGCTTCAGAACAGCATTTACTCTGGTACCGCGCAAGAACGGTAAATCTACCTGGGTAGCCCCCATTGGCCTATACATGTTGGCTAATGACGATGAACCAGCAGCTGAAGTATTTTGTGGTGCTACAACCCAGAAACAAGCTAACGAGGTGTTCTCGCCAGCAAAAAAGATGGCCACAAAGCAGCCAATCTTTAGACGCAGATTCAGCATAGAACTCTTTGCTCAGCAGATAGAGCGAACGACAGACGGCGGAAGGTTTGAACGGCTGATTGGCAACCCCGGTGACGGAGGTTCGCCAAGCTGCTACCTGTGCGATGAGTACCACGAACACGATGATGATGATCAACGTGACACCATGATCACCGGCATGGGGGCAAGGGAACAACCTCTTGAATGGATAATCTCCACTGCCGGTGCTAATTGGTTTGGGCCGTGCGGTCAGTATCAAAAAGAGTGTCAGGAAATTCTTGAAGGCACCCGTACTGACGAAACTGTGTTTGCCATGATCTACACCATCGACAAAGATGATGACTGGAAAACAGAAGCAGCGCTCATTAAAGCGAACCCCAATTATGGTGTTTCAGTAGAAAAAGAGTTTCTTCTTAACCAACTGGGTAAAGCCAAGCAATCAGCGCGTAAGCAAAACGCCTTTAAAACGAAACACCTTAATCTATGGGTTGGTGCCAGAGAGTCATGGCTTAACCTGGAGGATTGGAAACGCTGGGCAGACCCTGAACTGAGCATAGAACAGTTCATAGGCGAAGAGTGTACAAAAGGCGTGGATTTATCAGAGTCTGATGACTTAACTGCAGATGTAAGCTGTTTTACCAAAGAAATAGCCGGTAAGACTCACTATTACTTCTTCCCACGAACCTATGTCACCGAGAAGAAAGCGGAAGAAATAGATATCTACCGCGACTGGATAGATCAAGATGCATTGATCATGTGCGAAGGCTCCAGCATTGATTATGACGAAGTAGAAAACGCCATAGAGCACGATAACGAAGAACACTTTGTTACCGGCCTGTTTTACGACCCGGCAGGCGCAGCCCCCATTGCTCAGCGTGTTCATAACAAAACAGCCATAGAGCCAATAAAAGTGGCGCAGAACTACACCAACTTTTCACCGGCCATGCGTGAATTTGAAAACCTGTTAGGTCAGGGGCGTATTCACCATACAGGATGCCCAGTGCTTACCTGGTGTTTAGGTAACGTAATTGCTAAAGAGACGATGGACGGTAAGTACATTCGCCCGGTGAAAGAACACAAAGACAACAAGATAGACACCGCTGTAGCTATGCTTCAGTCGTTTATCGGTGCCTGGACACCTGATGAAGAAGACGGGTCAAACCAAGAATTTCTGGAACTCTAATGTTTAAACTACCCTTTTTTAGCCGTAAGTCGGAAGAAACAGCAGCTGAAAGCACGCAAGTAAGCAACGCTGCTGATCAGGAAGGCATATTATCTACGGATATTGGCCGGTTGTTTGACTTATTTGGGGTAGTTCCGTCTGTTGCGGGTCCATCAGTCACACCTAAAACGTCAATGAAAGTCTCTATTGTTTTTGCGTGTGTTCGCTTAATTGCCGGCGCTATCTCTCAAATGCCGGTGCATATTTTCGAAAAGACCTCTGATGGCTCTCGAAAACGCATAAACCATACACTGGAAACACTATTTAATCTGCAATTCACTCCCATTTGGAGTGCAGCAACCGCCTGGGAATTCATCGTATCGAGCATGTTGCTTCATGGAGACGGGTTTGTCGTTATCCTTCGCAACCGAGCTGGCGAACCGGAAGAGCTGTTACCTATTAGCCCAGTTGGCATGGTGGTAGAAAAGCGGAATGGCCGGTTAGTCTATTTCTTTACATTAGATGGTGAACCCCGGGGTTTTGATCAGGATGACATTCTGCATTTCCCCGGCTTTGGTTTTAACGGTTTGCGCTCTATGTCTGTTATCCAATGGGGCGCACTGAACAGCATTGGTTTAGAAATCGCGATGGAACAGCATAGCGGTGAGTTCTTCAAGTCTGGCTCAACACAACGTGTAGCCGTAGTTAAGCAAGGCAAATGGGGCGAAGAACAAAAAGAATCCTTCAGAAACGCTTGGGTTAAAACCTACGGCGGCGTTGAAAACAGCAAGTATCCACTTGTTTTAGATAACAGCACCGATGTTAAAACGCTAAGTGTGTCTGCCAAAGATTCCCAGTTGCTCGAATCCCGCGAATTTCAGATCACCGACATTGCCCGGGCGTTTGGATTACCCAGTTTTATGGTTAACCAGGAACAAAAGACAACCAGCTGGGGTA